AAGTATCATCAAATTAAGTTTGAGCCTAAAGACTTTAATCCCTACAATTCTGAAAGTTGGTGGTTTGAGGCCATACAGGGTAGACTAATTCTATTTCCTAGTAGTCTTACTCATATGGTAGAAACTAGAGCATCCGGTGAAGATACAAGAATAAGCCTTTCATTTAATACATTCCCCGCAGGACATATTGGCATAAATGCAGACCTCACAGAACTAATTCTTAAATAAATACTCCGAACAAAGGAGTGTTTAGATGGCACATTTTGCTGAATTAGACAGTAATAGTCAAGTTTTACGTGTTATTGTGGTAGACAATAGAGATACCGCAGATGCTAACGGTCAAGAAGATGAAAGTATTGGCATTGCATTTTGCCGCAAGTTATTTGGCGGTACATGGCGTCAGACCAGCTATAACGGAAACTTCCGTAAAAATTACGCAGGGATAGGTTATACATTTGACGCAGGTCGCGATGCTTTTATTCCCCCTAAACCATTTAACAGTTGGGTTCTAAACGAATCTACTTGCCAATGGGCAGCACCTACCCCTATGCCCACAGATGGGCAGATGTATCGTTGGGATGAAGATACTACGAGCTGGGTAGTTATCCCTAATGCGTAAAAATGGTTCAATATTAGGTAAGGTAAACTCCCCTACTTCTAATACAGCACAGGGTATATGGGGTCTTTACGAACAATTCTTATCTAATTTATCATCGAATTGGCCCAATCTTAGTGCTAAAACTGTTATAGTTACTTTTACTGCCTCAGGAACTTGGACCTGTCCTACCGGTGTAGGAACAGTAGATTATTTGGTAGTAGGCGCAGGTGGAGGTGGAGGTGGTGGCATCGCAGGTGGAGGTGGTGCAGGCGGATTTAGAACAGGAACTGGTATGGCTGTCACCGCAGGAACTGACTATGCTATAGTTGTCGGTAGTGGTGGAAACGGAGGAAGTGGTGGTTCAGCACGAGGCGGATCAGGCACAGGAACACAGGGAACTAGCGGAACTGCTAGTTCATTCAATGGAATAAGTTCAGCGGGTGGTGGCGCCGGCGGATGTGAAACAACCCCTACAGCCCTAGCAGGAGGTTCTGGTGGAGGTGGAGCGACTAATATTAGTTTTTCAGGCAGCACTACAGGCGCAGCAGGTAATACTCCATCAGTTAGCCCAAGTCAGGGAAATAACGGTGGAAACGCCAGCAACTCAGCGCCCAGTTACGGTGCAGGAGGAGGTGGTGGCGCTGGAGCCGTAGGTTCAAATGGTGCAAGTAATGCAGGAGGTGCCGGCGGGAATGGTTCTATTTCAACTATAACTGGCTCATCGACCTATTATGCAGGTGGCGGGGGTGGTGGATGTCATTTAAGTGGTCCTGCTGGTAATGGCGGTCAAGGCGGGGGTGGTGCAGGCGCACAATCTGCTCTTTATGCTACAGCAGGAACAACCAATACTGGGGGTGGTGGTGGCGGTGGTGGACACCTTAGTGGCGGTGGTAATCAAGGATTTGGAGGAGCAGGCGGATCTGGTGTAGTAATACTAAAATATCAACTGCCTGCACAGGGACTAATAACATTCAAGAGTAGTGCAAAATGGATATGTCCTACTGGTGTTACGTCAGTTGATTATCTTGTCGTAGCTGGTGGAGGCGGCGGTGGGAAGGCATTTGGCGGTGGTGGAGGTGCAGGCGGATATAGAGTTGGCAGTGCATTTGCTGTGACAGGTGGTACTGAATATACTATCACAGTAGGTGGCGGTGGTGCTGTAAATACCAACGGCTCAAACTCAATATTTTCTACTATAACTTCTACAGGAGGAGGACGAGGCGGATCAGTACCCGGATACGATCCATCAACTCCGGGATCATCAGGGGCTGCAGGTGGTAGCGGCGGTGGAGGGTGCGGATGCGATAATGCCGCAGGACCATGTGGTAGCGGAGGTGCAGGTAATACTCCTGCGACATCACCAAGCCAAGGAAACTCAGGTGGATCTGGTGGAGGAGGTGGTTCATACAACGGCGCAGGTGGCGGAGGTGGTGGCGCAGGGGCAAGCGGAACAGGCGCTGCTAGCGGAACAGTTGGTGGTCCAGGTGGTAATGGATCAGCGTCGTCTATTACTGGGGTCAGCGTAACTTATGCAGGTGGCGGAGGTGGTTCATCTAGAGAAGGACAAACTCCACGATCTGGAGGCACTGGCGGTGGCGGCAATGGAGGTCCAACTTCGACTGCGGGCACTGCTAATACTGGCGGTGGCGGTGGCGGAAGCGGAGGAAATGGAGAAACTACTGGTAAAGAAGGTGGTTCTGGTATTGTAATCATCAAACTTAACCAGTAAAGCCTCGCTGTTAGAATAGTGAAAATATGGTAAATAACAAGTCATTACCATAAGAAAACTATGAGCACCCAGATAACTTCCACAAATATTGCAGATGGTTCAATTTCAGCAGATAAAATCGCTGTTACAGGTGTTAATACAGCCACTAATTTGGCCAGTGGTGCTGTAGGAGATTTACCCTACCAGTCTGCTGCTGGGCAAACTTCATTTTTAACTATCGGAACCAGTAGCCAGGTTCTTACTGTTAATAGTGGAATTCCATCCTGGGCCGATCTTAATACTCTAGGCGCAGCAGGACCACAAGGACCACAGGGCCCAAGCGGCGCTAATGGTTATATAGGCGCCGACGGTGCTACTGGTCCACAAGGACCTCAGGGACCAACAGGACCAAGTGGGTCTAACGGTACTATTGGGGTAGATGGAGCAACAGGCCCACAAGGACCACAGGGTGTTCAAGGACCACAAGGACCGCAGGGCGTTCAGGGTCCAACAGGACCAGTAGGAACCTATGTTGCCACAGGTGCAACAAGTGGCTTTGGTTTGAGCGGGAGTGCTAATAGTAGTGGCGCTACGTTTACTGTAACATCAAACGGAACCAGCACAAATACACCAAGCACATTAGTTTTTAGAGACGGTGATGGAAATATTGCTCTAAACACACTGACAGTCTATGGTGATATTCTACCTGCTGTCAATAACACAGTGAGCCTAGGTAGCACATCAACAAGATTTAAAAATCTATTTGTTGCTGCTAATACAATTGACATTGATGGTGTGCAACTTAAGGCCTCAGCGGGAGGACTTACTGTAGAAGGACAATTACGTGTAAATGGAACCAATGCCAACACTGTAACAAATACCAGCAATAGTATATACACAGCAGGTGGTGCGTGGATTGATAAATCACTTGTGGTGGCAGGTGATGCTATATTTACAGGTAATGCAGTGTTCCAAGGAACAAGCACTTACGTATATTCTACACAAACTGTAATAACAGATAATTTACAAAACATACACGTTCCTGGACCTGATAATTTTACATGGACACTAGATGATGGTAAAGACATTGGCTTTATCATGCACTATTACAAAGGCGCAGATCAAGACGCCTTCCTAGGCTGGGCTAATGATACAGGTTATTTAGAATGGTATGACCAAGGACAAGAAACTGGTAGTGTTTATGTTGGTACACGCTACGGTACATTTAAAACAGGTAGTCTAAAATTAACTGATACTACGGCTGCTACCAATACCAGCACAGGTGCTCTTACAGTGGAAGGTGGACTAGGCGTAGGTGGAGCGGGATATTTCCAATCAGTAGTCACAGCACCTACATTTGTTGGAGCACTAACAGGCACAGCATCAGTGGCCAGCGCCCTAAGTTCAACAAGCACATCGACTACTCAAGTAGGATTTAGTTCTATCGCTGGTAGTTTATTAGCAGTTAATACTTCAAGTCAGCTTGTAGGATATAGTCGTTATGTATTAGGCGGCAGTGCAGGAACTATTTTATTCCAAAGTGCAGCCAATGCAACTTCATTTGTTGGACCAGGTAGCGCAGGCGAAGTTCTAAAATCTACAGGAGGTACTGCTCCTACATTTGGCACATTGAGCGCCAATGATCTAAATGATGTTGATACTGCCACTGTAGCACCAACGGCAAATCAAGTTTTATCATGGAATACAGCCACTAGCAATTGGCGTCCATTAGATGCTAATACTGTATTAAGCCTACAGGCAGGCAGTTATACCACAAACATCTTTACAGCAACCGGCACAACTAGTTCTTTTACCATAGGCTATGGATATGACGTAAGCAGTATTATTGTTGTTGTAGAAGGTATAACACAGGTTCCTAGTGTAGACTATGTTATTTCGGGTGATAAGGTTGTTCTAGCAGATATACCTACAGCAAGTAGTATTGTCCAGGTTAGAAAATTAGCCAATGTTTACTATGATCAAGCAGAAACGCTGACTCTTAATGCTACAAATTACGAAACTTCTATATTCACATCGACTGGTGTTACAGCAAGTTATAACATCGGAGCAGGCTATGATGTGAATTCTATACTGGTAACACAAGATGGTGTTGTACAAGTTCCAAATAACGACTATACCATCAGTGGCAGTAACATTGTATTTGATACTGTACCCGGTAATGGTGTAGTAATACATGTTAAAAAATTAGCCCGTGTTTATTATATACAGACTGTAACCACTGCTACAAATGTTGAAGGTGGGACTACTGGCGCAGTTCTATATCAAACTGGACCGGGCGCTACAGGATTTAGCAGTGTATTAACACTCAATGCTACCACTGCTACTCTTTCTGGCAGCATTGTGCCTAGTGCTGATCTAACTTATGATTTAGGTAGTGCTACAAAGAGATTTAAGAGCCTGTATGTGGGAACCAGCACAATTTATATCGGTGATTTCGCACTCACAGTTAATACAGCAGGTAATTTAGTACTCGAAAGCACAGTTGCCCCGGGGTCACCTACTCTGCAAGTTGGTCCACAAGGTCCTCAGGGTCCTCAAGGACCAAGTGGGGCTAATGGTGTTAACGGACCACAAGGACCACAAGGACCAAGTGGATCTAACGGTGTCAACGGCCCTCAAGGACCACAAGGTGTCCAAGGCCCACAAGGCCCACAAGGACCTACTGGAAATACAGGACCGCAAGGACCAAGTGGAGCCAGTGTAACAGGTGCTCAAGGACCACAAGGTGTCCAAGGCCCGCAAGGACCAAGCGGGCCACAAGGACCAGGAAGTCCTATTTCTACAATATTCACTATAACAAATCTTACAGGTACAGTAAGCACAACAACCGGTGCCCTTCAAGTCTACGGTGGTGTAGCAGTGGGAGGTGGTATATTCATACAAGGTGTAATGACTGCTACCAGCATTGTAGAAACTTCAAGTATAACACTGAAAGAAAATCTTAATCCTATAACAGACGTAATGGGTGTAATTAGCCAACTACAGGGATACACCTATGATCGTAAGGATGGTTCTCGCAAAAACGAACCTGGGCTTATAGCAGAAGATGTTGATAAGGTTTTACCTAACATCGTAAGTTATGATCAACATGGACAACCAATGGGAATTAATTATACAAAATTAAGTGTATATCTATTAGAAGCCATTAAATCACTCAAAGAGGAAATTTTTCAGTTAAAACAATCGAAGGGTGATTGATAGTGGCCACACTAAAAAATACCACCGTAAATGATACAGGATATTTCCAGTTTCCAGTTGGTACTACTGCCCAACGACCTGCAAGTCCAGCCACTGGACAATCTAGAATTAATAGTGATACAAACGCACTAGAAGTATATTTAAACGGTGCTTGGACTAATGCCGCTATATACGGTGGAGACGGTACTAGTGCGGCAAGAGCGGCATTGAGTTCCGTAGCGATCAAACAGGCAAATCCTAGTGCTACTACTGGTTGGTATTGGTTAAATTTAGATGGCACTGCAAGACAATACTGGGTAGATATGGATTATAGCGGTGGCGGTTGGGTTATGGTTTTAAGTCATTATGGCGGGGTTGCTATAAACGCTGTAACTTATAGTCAATCTACTACAAATTATAGTTACATAGGTAGTTCTACACTAAACATAGGCTCTAGCAATGTATATGGTTTCTCATTTATGGCAGGTCTAATGGCATGGGATACTATTGCATCAAGAAATAATAGTGGTCGATATGTTGTAGCAATGACTGCAACATCTGGTACAGGCCCAACTGCGGCTGCGAGAAGAAGTCGCTGGACATGGAGTGGTTGGACAGCATCGTATCAATGGTCTAATCCGTCAGGCTTGACAAACGAAGTTGGTGGAACAACCCCTGGATTATGGTCTTACCATATTGCAGGTAACTATGGTTGGTCAGCATATGATCAAGGTGTATGCTCTACACAG